CCCCTCCGTCCCAACCGTTACCTGTGCGCCGCCCTTGCTAAGGCTCAAGTGCAGATGGCTGGCTTCCATGCGGCTGATCAGGCAAAAGAAACAGAGCATAGCCAGGGCTATGAACATTTCAGCAGTCAGGACATTGCCCTTGATGATGTGGGTAACGATGATCCCCATGATGAACAGAAAGCACACCACGGACATGGTTTGTGTGCGCGATATGCGGCCCTGATCATCGGAGATGATTTCAAGCAGTTTCTTCATGCCGCGCCCCACTTCTTGAACAGGCTCTGCACCCAAACAATCAAGCTTGATATCCTTGTAGACATTTCCACATAGTCATCTTCATTGAATGGCTCTGTCGGGTCATAGTGCAGGCCCATGTTGTCGGGTACAGGTTCTATGTTGGCCTTGAGCCATTCCGCCACATTGAAAGACGGGCAATGCGTAGCCGAAAAGTCTTTATGGCCGTGCATGGTGATGCCGGGGAAGTCCCCCTGCAAGTCGGATATCAACACAGCAAGCCTTTCCCACTGCTTGTCGGTGAAGTTGTTCTCCGGCGTGCGACCATCTTCTGCCACGCCGCCGACAAGGCAGATGCCAATGGAGTCGGAATTGTGATTGCTGACATGGGCTCCGGCCAAGCGCAGCGGGCGGCCTTCTTCGATCTCACCGTCTTTCTTGAGCCTGCGAATGACAAAGTGATACCCAATGTCAGACCATTTATTGTCGTTCACATGCCACCCGCGTATCTCCTGCATACCGATGTCGGTACGGGCGCGAGTAGCGGAACTGTGAATGATGATTCGATTGATTTTGCGCATGGCTTACACCTTATGGGTTAGCCCCCTGTCCGGCCGGAAATGGCGATACCGGCAGGACAGGGGGACGGGCCCTTACTTCGCGGCCAGCTCCACCAGAGCTTCCGGAACCGTGCACAGGCACAGGGGGCTGCTTTGCACTTCCAGGTTGTGGCCGCGCTTCATGGGCAATGGTTCCATCTGGGCGTAGAAGGGCAGGCCGATGGAGTTGGCCGCGTCTATCCAGTTGGCCGGGGCGTGGTATTCCATGAAGCAGTCCAGGCCCACGGGGTACATGTGGCCCTTGTCCGGTTCCACCAGAGCCCGGCCGTTGATGATCTCGGAAGTTTCAATCCAGGTCACGCCGCCGTAGGTAAAGCCCCGCTTGCGGTAGTCGTTGTCGCCCCAGTCCTGCTGGTTGGCGAGCCACATCTCGTAAGCGACGCGCACCAGCTCGTGAGTGGTGAGCTTGTCGTAGAATTCCGAACCGATCATGGCCTCGAAACGGGATACCGGAATGCCGCCGAGCTTCTGTTCCGCATAGCGCTTGGCCGCCATGATGGCATTGAGGATGGGGTTGAATTTCTGAGCGCCGGTGGGGAAAGCGATGTCCATTTTTTTCTGCGGAACCTTGAACACCTCGAACAGGTTGTGCAGCTCGGTTGTGCCGTCCGCGTCATAGACGATGCCCTTGGCCGCGCCGACCCGGTGAAACTCCACGGTCATGTCTATGGAGTTTTTGAGATCCTGCATCTTGTCGTTAATGACGGTTTCCGGCCCCACGGGCTGGTCAGTGCCGAAGCCGCGCAAATCCTGAATATCTTCCGGACGGACAGTATCGGAAAGGGGCAGGTGGGCGCATTCCAGGTTGACGGCGCTGCGCTTGCTGCCGCGCCCGGCCATGTGTTTGGGCTGGGCGCTCCGGTCCTGGTTTTCCACCAGAACCAGGCGGCCCTGTTTGATGTCGATGGTGACCGTGGTGGTGCGTACGCCCTTGGGTTTGAAGATGCCCTTCATGCGCAGGGGCATGGCCGGGAGCTTGTTCACGGCCTCGGTCAGTTCCGAGGCGGTAAAGGAAATGGGTTTGTTGAGCATTGTCATTATGATTACTCCTCGGGAACCAGGCCGATGTTCTCGAAGCTGGCAAGAGCGGCCTGTTTTTTATCGGCGGCTGCGCCGGCCGGAATGAAGTGCAGGTTGGCGGCCGCGACCACGCAGCCGCGCCGGACCACCACGCAGGGGCGGTTTTTCGCGCCGGCTTCCACGGGCGTGATCAGCATGGCCACGGCATCTTTGTCTGCCGTGGTCAGAAGGTAGGGGGCAAAATCCCCGTTTGCGCGTCTGGCCAGAACTGAACCGATGGGCAGGTCCATATCGCAGGGTACGATTTCTCCTGACTGGCGGCACCAGCGGGGGTCCACTTCGACCAGGAGGACATCCGAGAGGGTGCCCGGCATGTCGATGGAAGTGTGTTTCAGCTTACTCATCTGTATGCTCCTTGGGCGGCACGACGTTCAGCGTCCGCAATGAGGGGTGATTTTACGGAACTACGGCCACCGCTGGGGAGCGCCGGGCCACCGTGGCGCTGGGCTTTCAGCATGCCCATGACTTCTTTGCGCACGGCATTAACGCCGATTCCCTTGCGGATATAGGCGTCCTCCTGATCCTGGGGCACGCCGAAGGAGGCGCAGATACCGCGAATCTCCGCGATGCGGCCGCGTTCGCGCTTGACGGCAGATTTTTCAGCATCCTTGTCATCACTGTCCGGATTTTTATCATCCGGGTCCGCGCGGTCTTCTTCGTCCTTGTCCAGGCCGTCGTTCCGCTCATCGTCGCCATCCGGGTCATCCGAATCGCCGTGAGCGCCGGTGGCGTCCGGGTCAGTGTCGGTGAGGGAGACATCGTCCGGGTCGTCGTCATCCGGGTCCCGAGTACGTGATGCGGCGCGTTGCGCTTCCTGTTCTGCAGCAGCGGCCCACAGGCGCAAGTTTTCGGCCCGCAGGCGCAACAGCTCGGCGTTGGCGCGAGCGGCTTTGCGCTTGGCTCTTTTCGTTCCTGCCATAGTGGTCTCCTCAAGTGCTTGTTTTTCCTGCCGCTCTCGCGGTATAGGTTTTTGGGGTTCCAGGCTCTGCAACTGCCTGACTTTGGCGTTTTCATCCGCCCCGATGGGACAGAGGGACAATTCCCGAAGGGTCCAGTCCGTGACCACGCGCAAGGGCCCGGTAAACTCCCGGCCTTCCACCAACACGGTTTTTCCTTCTTCAATCCAGGTGAAGGCGTTGATTTCGTAGCCGATGGAAACGTCCGTGACGTGCCCTTCCACGGTTTTGACGTAGGGGCCTTCGCCGTCGGGCGTATTGGAGTAATAGGCTCGGCCTATGAGTTCCGCTCCGGCCACGCGCGGTTCACGGAACGACCCGATGACTGCGGAAACCGAATGACGGGCGTGGGTATCCAGAAACACACAGCGCCCGGATTCCGGCAGGCGGCAGCCGGACATGAGCAGCACTTCCGGCACCACGTCCCACCTGGACCAGTCCCAGACCTGGGCAGGAGCTTCGGTAGCCGCGACAAACTCGATGGAACGGGTGGACTCATCCAGCGACTTGGGCCTGCCGTCGGGCGAAAACCGCAAGGCCGCGCTGCGGCTGGCAAATTTTGTGCTCATCCTTCAAACTCCTCGGGTGCGCCGAGCTTGGCGGGATTGTTGGCAAGAGAGGTATCGATTCCGGCAGCCTGGAAAGGGTCCAGCCCCAGGGCCTGACAGTCATGTATCCAGTCAACCCATTGCATGAGCACTTCGTCCGGGTCATCGCCACGGGAGAGAATGACCTGTTGCGGGCTTTTGAGCAGAGCGCGGACAGCGTCGATGTCCGCCTTGCCGTCACGCAGGGGATCCACCGAGGGCATACCGGCCGGAATCCACATGGAGGCGCGGTAGCGTCCAGGGTCCGCGAAGTAGCCGGGCAGGTAGTCCTGGGTCAGGGCTTCATGATCCAGCCAGCGGAAAAAGATGCGGCGATCCCAGTGCTGCTCGTAGCGAAACTTGTGGGGGGCCAGGATTTGGGCGTAGTCGTTGCGGCTGGCCTTGGAGGTGGTGTAGTTGATGTCCGTGTAGTCGCCGGATAGGATTTCATAGGGCAAGGGAGCCACGATGGACACAAAGCGCAGGGCGATGCGGGTAAAACGTTCGTGGGAGTCGCCGGGCCGGCTGGAACCGGGCGAAAACTTCACGTCTTCTCCCACGTTCAAATATTCGATTATCGCATCCGGCAAATCTTCGATGCCTTCTATTTCGTCGCGCACCTCAGCTTTATTGGTATTGCCGGGAAGGCTGCCGAAACCCTGCATCCCGGCAGGGTCCGGGCTGGTAACGAAAGCCAGCCACTTTGCGGCCAGTTTGGCCACGCCCAATTCAGCTACCGTATAATCGCTCATATCCTTGGCACAGAGGATGGCCGGAGCGAAAGGAGTGACGCCGCGCTGTTGTCCGGGCCGCAGAACGCGAAAACCGTGCACCACATTGTCCGCCGGCTCACGCCAGGGCCGCCAGGAGCTGCTCGCAGTGCCGAGCAGGCTGTAGGCGTTTTCCTGCAGGTGGTAGCCGAGCACCTCGCCGGTGCTGGTGTCGAATTCTATACCCTGGAACACGTCCACCCCTTCGGACGCGGGGATGGTCTGAGCATCGGCGAAGTTTTCCGACTCGTGCATCATCAGGGCAAAGGGATGGCGGCTGCGGTTTCTCGGGGTCACGAAGCGGGCGAGGTGCTCTCCGCTTTCCAGGTCCTGCCGCGCAGCCAGTTGCTTCAGTTCGTAGTAGTGCAGCTTTCTGGTGATGTCGGCTTCATCCATCCAGGAGCGGAAGCGGGACTCTATTTTTCGCCGGAGCTTGAGGTCGGGATGGCCCTTGGTATCCACGGCCAGGCTCTGAAAACGGGAGCCGCGCCCCACCGTGAAAGCGACAACGCCGTCAACGGCGCGGGCAAAGGGCGGGAAGTTGCGCACCAGATCGCGCACGCGGGCGCGAAGCAGGGGAGAGGCATAGGCGATAAGGCGATTCTGATCCTGGCCGCCGGGAAACCATGCGCCGGTAAGGCGGGACTCTTCCGCGCCGTGATAGCGCCTGGTTGCCCGGCGGGGTGTGCCGCCGGGCGGGAACATGCGGCCGAACATATTGCGGATGAAGGCAGGCATCTTCATCTGCAGCCCCCCATCCGGGCAAAGGTGCGCCGGCGGAAACGGGGCACGCCGCTTTCCTTGGCGGCTTCGGCTTCCACAAAAGCGAGCAACTCACGGAAATCTTTGAGACTGCGGTAATTGAAAGTGCGGCCGGACAGGGAATAACCGGACAGGGTGCGCCACGCGCCCGAAGCGAGATCGTCGAGCATCTGCTCGCGCAAAGCGGCCCAGGTGGTGAACTTTTGGGCGGTGGAGGGCGCTTGCTCTTCCGACATGAAAAACCCCTGACCTGAAATGGATGATCCAAATTAGGTCAGGGATAGCACGGGGGATTTTTGGAAGGGAATACGACTCCCGAATCTTGCCGGATTTTACCGAATGTTACCGGGGGGAGGAACAGACTCAAGAGGCAGAACGGAAGCTCACCAACGAAAAACGTCTTCTTTTTTAAAATCAACAACCCAACATGGTGCTTTTTTGTTGTGTCCATATTTTGAAAAATCACTAAAATTTAGTGTTGCAAAAGCAAATGGAAAGTTCAATTCTTTAATTATCCTACCGATAATTATATCTACAAAATTTGGCCCGACTGCTCCCTTGATTTTGACTGGTGATGAAAAATATTCATTCAATATACAGTCTTTTTCGCTATCTGTTAAGTTATACTTATAATATTGTATTTTTACTGCTTTGTTCAAAAAAACATCTCGCAATATTTTTAACTTTAGTTCGTGCTTTAATGGAATATCATTCAAAAACTCGGCAAATGACGGATAAGGCATAAGAAAAGTACGGTCTATATAGAACTCAAGAAAACTCCTATAGTGCATAGATTCGTTTCCAATGAGCCCTATCCAGAAACAACTATCAAACAAAATGAAGTTTGCTTGATGTCGCCACCATTGCCCCTTTGCAGTCATTCATCATCCTCTACGTCATCGACAGTAGCATATACATCCCACGGGTTCCTTTTTTTCCTTTTGCCGAATAAAAACCTTCCTGAAGCAGCATCCTCTTTAGTGCGTACAATATAAACCCGTTCTTTATCAATGTGTTGGACTTCTTCCAGCAGAGAGGTTTTCAATAGGTCCAGATCTCCATCAAAATCCACAAGCACTGTATTTATACCGCATTCCTTTGCATCATTCGGGAGAGATGCTAGCCACTTATAAAAATCCTCAAAACTATCAGGATTGGAAAAATCGTAAGTTATCCAATAAAATGGCATCACATCCTCCTAATTATTGTCTTGCCCACTTCAGCGCAAGCTATCATATCAATGTTTTTTTACTCTCTTTGAACTCTCGAATCAATACGTGACACCCGCCATCCATCGACCAGTGCCGTGTCCGACTCCCATACACCGGCCAGCATGACTGCCGGAAAACTCTCATCAGAAATGTATCTCCGGACAGTTTTTTCCGATTTGCCTACGTAGGCACAAATTTCTTTCATGCCCGAAAGAGGTTTGCCGCCGCTGTTCGAGGTTTTTTCCGTATCCGTCACACCGTCCTCCTTTAAAACCGGCTGGACTGCTGCCGGTGCTTCCGTTGTCTCTTTTTACGCTCGGGTGCTGGCTCATGGGCAGCCCGTTCCGCCTCCCGCAGTTGCAGTACATAATGCGGCAGGGACGGGGTCCAGGATACATTCGCGCAAGCGCCGGACAGCACCAGGCAGTCGAGCAGGTGGTTGTGGGCGCGGACCTGCTCCCAGACGTGCTTGGTGCCCTTGCGGACCAGGCGCTCGGCTGAAAGATGGTCTGCGAGCACCTGGTCGGTTCCGCTATGAAAACGCGTGGGCTGTGTGGAATCCGGGTTCAGGAGCCGGGAGAACTCCTGGCTTTTCAGGTTGTTCACATCCAGTATGTGCAAGCGCAGACCTCCGGGAATTGGCCGTCCGTTATGGGGCATACGCTCCCGGACAACCCAGCGGACCGGAACCGGCTGCTCCCGGCTGGCTCCCTTGCAGGCAAAGGCCGTGTTGCCGCCATATTGGCGGACCCACATATAGATCTCTTCCGTGCGGGTGTAGACCTTATCTTTATCCTTGGTGCCGCCGGTATCCAGCCCGGCCCGCCAGATGGGCATAACCTCGCCGTGCGCTTGGTGCGTCATGGCCATGAGGTAGTCCTCCCTCTCCATCCGGGTCTGGCCAATGTCCATCATGCCCGCCACCATGCCGTCCGGCCCGAGCACCGGATAGGCGGTCTCAAAAATCAGCTTGTGGACCTCATCCCAGGTGGCAAGCTGGCCGTAGTCGATGATGTATGAAGCCAGCGATGGCATCCAGGCCCGCACGAGATACCAGAAATCCCGCTTTTGCACGTCAACGCCGCAGGTGAGCGCCACGGCCCCGTGGGGGACGAACAAAGGCGGCAGCCAAGCTTCGCGCAGTTCCAGGAGTTTTTCGGAATCGGTTTTTATCGCTACCGGGGAATAGGGCAGCGCCAAATCGTCGTTATAATACTGCTTGGTGACTTCGGGATCATCCGAGGTCTCCGCGATGATGCGCCGGGCTTCCAGGCTCGACAGGGACACCGTGCGCGAAAGAATGGCCGGGACGTGGTAGCCTACGGACTTGGGCGGTGGAGTATCGCACCGCGCGGCCCACTTGCCGTGAATCCAGTTGTGCGGTGGGTCGATGA